CATTTCAGCCGGCGAGTATGGCACAATACGCAGATGCTGGCCCAGGAAGCCGAGAAGGTGATTACGTCTGGCATTATCTCCGGGGCAAGCGTCCCGCGCATGGCGAAGCAGATTGAGGATGTGATGCAGACCGGGAAGTATGCGGCCACGCGGCTTATTCGCACGGAGGCCAATCGGGCATACAACGCGGCAGAGCTCCATTCCTACGAGGAGACAGAAATCGAAAAGTATGCCTTTCTCGCTACGCTAGACAGCCGTACATGCGTTGTCTGCGGCAGGCTGGACGGGAAAGTATTCTCGGTCAAAGATGCAAAAGAAGGGGTCAACTATCCGCCGATGCACCCGAATGACCGCTGCACGACTGTCGCATATTTTGATGACCTTGGTCTGGAGGGATTAAAGAGGCGCGCAAGAGACCCGGAGACGGGTACAGTGAAAATCGTCCCGGCGGATCTCTCCTGGGAGGAATGGAAGACCGGAAACTATACAAAACCGAAGAATAGTGGTATAATACAAGCAGGACGTGATGCAATGAAGATGGACATTGAAATTGACGCGCTTACCCCGTGTCTGGTTGATACTTCAACGGGAAACGTTGTCAAAACTACATTTTCAAAGGCAATTTCCAGCGATTTAAAAAGTGCGAAATCAAAAGATGGTTGGTTATTTAACTGGACTGACCCAGATCTCGCAGCTGACGACATCTACAAACTGACGGTAGCCGGGAGCGAAGAAATCCAGGGCATGATTGCATTGCAATATGAGGAACGCGATAAAGCTGTTTATGCGCATATTGCGGAGAGCGCCCCGTGGAATCGAGGAAAGGCCAAGCGCTATGAGGGCGTAGGCGGTCATCTGTTTGCGATCGCCGCGCAAAAATCTATGGAGAAGGGCTATGGCGGGTTTGTCTTTTTGGATGCAAAGAACGCGGATTTAGTCCGACATTACGAGGAAGCGCTAGGCGCTCAATTCTTGGGGATCGCGCACCC